TAAATGGCGCTACAGGAACAAGCGGTTACTCTGGCTACTCAGGTATCAATGGATCAACTGGCGCTACAGGTACATCAGGTTACTCTGGCTATAGTGGACAGAATGGTTCTACAGGCGCAACAGGCACATCAGGCTATTCAGGATATTCTGGAATAAATGGCACTAATGGCGCTACAGGTACATCTGGCTATTCAGGATTTAGCGGTTATTCAGGTATAAACGGTAGTACAGGTGCAACAGGTACATCTGGATATTCAGGCTATTCAGGTATAAATGGTAGCAATGGTGCAACAGGAACTTCTGGTTACAGCGGATATAGCGGTCAAAATGGTTCTACTGGAGCTACTGGAACATCCGGCTATTCAGGCTACTCTGGTCAATCTATTACTGGTACTAGCGGATACTCAGGTTATTCAGGATATAGTGGAACATCATCTAGCTTTAAAAATAAATTAATTAATGGTTTGATGCAAATTGACCAAAAATATAATGGTGGTTCTTACAGCATAACTGGAACTGGAAACGGTACTAACTATGGTCTTGATAGATGGATTGGATACGGTACTGGTTCAAGTGTATCTGCAACTTTTCAAAGAGTTGCAGGTACAGCGCCATATCAATATGCTGCACAATTAACATCAACTGCTTCAAGCACCGCTAGTATGGGGCTTGCTCAAAGAATTGAATCTTTTAATTCTTATGATTTAATCAATCAAACTGTAACAGTTCAAGCGCAACTTTCTTCTAGTGCATCTTCAACTGTTACATGGTATGCATATTACCCAAATACAAAAGATACTTGGAGTTCTGGTGCTAGCGGTATTTTTGGTAGTGCTACACAGATTTCTACAGGAACACTTTCTACTACAACAACTCCAACTATTTATAGTTTTAGCTTTAATGCTGGTTCAAATGTTGGTAATGGTTTAATGATTGTGTTTGCAATATCTCCATCAAACGGAAACACTTTAGTTGTAAGTGGAGTTCAACTGGAAAAAGGCTCTGTTGCTACTTCTTATGATTATAGGCAGTATGGGGAAGAACTAGCTTTATGTCAGCGTTATATGGTTGCATACACAGGTGCTAGCCAGCCATTAGGTTCGGGAACTTGTCAGACAACACAATCTATTTATTTTAATGTGGCTTATCCAACAACCCTAAGAGCTACGCCATCATATAGCGCATCTCCTTTAGGTGCTCCAACATATCAATATTACACAGCAGCATCAACTGGAACTTCATCGTATACTCCAAGTTCTGTTATGGTCGGTGCATCTTCGGCAATATTATCTTGCAGTTTTGCTGTTGCAACAGTAACAGTAGGACAAGCAGCAACTATAGCTTTGGCTTCATCAAATACTGGTGGTATTGTTTTATCTTCGGAGTTATAAATGATTACTTTGCTAAATATTCTTGTTGTTATCCTTTTATTTGTTGATTACCGTCAAACTTTAGACATTAAAAATCATGCTGGGGATTATGAAATTAACCTAATCCTTGGCAAACATCCTAGTGATATTAGGGTTAGTATCTATTTTTTAATAGTAACCCTTTTGTTTACGATTGTTATTTGGGCAGTTCCAATAGTTTGGGCATGTTTATGGACATTGGGGTGGACTATAGTAGAAGGTTGGGCAATAATAAACAACATTAAACTTGGCTTAAAAATTTAACTAAAAGGATTAGTGATGCAATCCCCAAAATACAGCATTGTTATACCAACCTATAACAACTGTGAGAAGTACCTAAAGCCGTGTATTGATTCAATAATTAAATACACTGAAATGACCGACATAGAGTTGGTCATTTCTGCTAATGGATGTACTGATAATACAGAAGCTTATTTAAATTATTTACATACTGCTATACCTAACTTAATAATTGTTTGGGATGACAAACCTTTAGGGTTTGCTAAGGCTGTTAATGAAGGTATTAAAAGGTCTACTTGCAATAAAATAGTGTTATTAAATAATGACACTTTGTTATTAGAGCAACCAAAAAATCAATGGTTAAATAGACTTAATGATTATCACGCTGATATATCAACAGTTCTTACTCAATACTCTCCTATTACAAAACAAAATTTTGGTGTATTTTTTTGCACCATGATTGATAAAAAAGTATTCTATGCCATAGGTGGTTTAGATGAATCTTTTGAAACTGGTGGATGTGAAGATATAGATTTTTGCTATAGAGCAGACCAAAATGGTTTTTCTATTGTAGATGTTGGATATAAAGGAGATTTTCCTATATATCATGTGGCAGAAGGAACAGTCCATGATCCCAATTTAGTTCAAAACTGGAAACAAAAATTTTATGTAAATGAATTGCGTTTAGCAAAAAAATGGAATTTGGAACACTACAGGTATTTGCTTTCTAACAACTATGAAAGAGCAGTATTTTTAAAGGGTGATCCAGTATTTCCTAGAGAAACTACTAGGTATCAATGGGCTTCTAAAAATATTTCTGATGAATTAGTATTAGAAATTGGTTGTTCAACTGGATACGGGATACAGTTTTTTTCTTCTAAATTATTCTACATAGGGTTAGATTACGATCCAATTATTGTAGAAGTAGCAAAAGATCAAAATTGGACTGATGCTTGTGCTTTTATTCAAGCAGACATTAATACTTTTAAATTTGATTTCTATAAAAATATCGTTGCTTTTGAAGTTATTGAGCATTTAGACAATGGTTTAGAAATTGTTGAAATGCTTAAAACAAAATGTCAAAGATTGTTAATTTCTGTTCCTCATAATGAGCCAAAAGGCTTTTGGGGCGAACATCACAAACTGCATGGATTGACTGAAAAAGACTTCCCCGGCTTTCAATTTTCTTACATCAATCATGCTGGTGAAATATCAGATGTAATCCAAGACATTACACCTGAAAACCCCAGTAATTTAATGCTTTGTAGGTGGGATAATGAGTAAAGTTTTATGTTCAATACCAACTAGAGGTAGGTATTTCACTACCCTTCCTATGGTTTTGCAGGCTGTTATCAATCAAACTTGGTTACCTAACAAAGTAATTATTTTTGATGATAATGATGAACCTCAAGATATGAGAAAAGAATTCATTTATCAGCATTTATTTCAACAAATGAAAGTAAAGGGAATTGAATGGGAATGGCTGTTTGCAGATAAAAAAGGTCAACATCACATTCATCAAAAAGCAAATTTAATGGGTTATGACTGGGTATGGCGAGTGGATGATGATTGCATTCCAGAGCCAACAGTTTTACAAAGTTTATACAGTCATGCTATACAAATACCAAATGTAGGTGCTGTAGGTGGATCTATCATTACTGGAGAACCCATAAATGCTTATCAATCAACAGGATTAATTAAAAACATTGATTCTGAACCTAATATTCAATGGGATTTTATTAAAGGAATTAAAGAAGTAGAACACTTGCATTGTTCATTTTTATATAGGGCTGGAGTGCATGACTATAACTTAGGATTATCTAGAGTAGCTCACAGAGAAGAAACTTTGTTTACTTTTGGGTTACACCAAAAAGGTTATAAACTGTTAACTGTTCCTTATGCTACCTCTTGGCACATAAAAAACCCACAGGGGGGAATTAGAAGTGAAACAAAAGAAGAAATGTTCAACCATGATGAATGGGTTTTCAGAAACTTCATTAGCTATCATGGGCGTACTATTGTGGTACTTAATGGTGGTCTTGGGGATCACATTGTGTTCAATCACATATTGCCTGAGATTCGTAATCCAATTGTTTTTGGCTGTTATCCTGAAATTATTAAAAGTCGTTCTATAGGTGAAGCTTTATCTTTATTTAAAGACATTAGTCAATGGGATATTTATGCAAAAATGGATCGGTGGAAATGGACTGATTCTTTAGAAAATGCTTATAGAAAGATGTATTTATGATCCTAATACATCCCTTTGCCAAACCATTAAGAAATGGTAAAGAAAACCCAAAAAACTATCCATATTGGGAAGAACTTGTACAAGAATTGCAAAAAACTATGCACATCATTCAAATTGGTGTCGAAGGAGAAAAGCAATTAGTACCAGATTTTCGTAAAAATTTATCTATTTTAGAGTTAAGACATTTACTTAATGAATGCAAAACTTGGATTGGTGTTGATAGTTTTTTTCAACACTTAGCATGGGATTGTCAAAAACCGGGAATAGTTCTTTGGTCAGTATCAGACCCATTAATATTTGGTCATAAAGAGAATACCAATTTGCTCAAAGATAGGTTATATTTAGCTAAAAATCAATTTCTTTGGTGGGATTTTACAGAACACAATCCAAATGCTTTTGTAAAACCTAAAGAAGTTTTGATGTGTTTAAATTTTTAGCGTGGATTTTTTATGGATTCTATAGAGGATGTTGTTCATCAAACAGAAACTAGGCTATCAGTTCATGAAGCTGTTTGTGCAGAAAGATACGAAGGAATCCAAGAATCTTTTTCAAAAGGCATTCAAAGGATGCAAAAAATAGAGTATATGCTTTATTTTGTTATCTTTTCAATATTATTTGGTAAAGAATTTGTGATTGATTTAGTGAAGCACTATTTACTGGAGAAATAAAATGTTAAAAAAGATAGCGGCATTACTTAGAAAAAAACCAGAGCCAGTTGCTGTTCCAGATTTTCCTGTTACCAAAAAGAAACCAACAGTTAAAAAAGCAACCACTAGACCAGTAAAAAAAGTTGCAAAGAAAACAGTTAAGAAAAAATGACTTTTGATGATGTAAAAAAATTCTTTAAAGATCAGTTGACAGAAAATGACAACATGACTTGGTGCGCTGCAAGAATTTCTGGTTTTTTTGGGGTTATGTCTTTTCTTTGTCTTGGAATAGCTCATTTTGTTGTAAACCATACCATTGATTTTCAATCTTATGGCACAGGTTTTGGTGGTCTTATGGCTGGTGCTGGGATTTATTTGGGTGCTAAACAAATTTCAAACGGCAAATAACATGGACATACCAGAAATACCTACCCCTAATCTTTGGTTCAAAATAGTTTTAATTGCATTAGGACAAATATTTTTAATATTTTTGTTGGGCTGGTATCCAGAACATTTAAGATTTGTTGATTACAAAGAAAAAGAAGATGCTGTTGTTGCTCAAAAATTACAACAAGCAAAAGATAAAGAAATATTAGATAAACATATTGGAAACGAGGTTATCAATGAAAAAAAATCTGATATTAATGCCATTAACAGTTATGACTTTAGTCAGTTGCGCCCACCCAGTACCTATGGATTGTCCCAAACCAGAACCAATACCACCACAGTTGATTGGCAAACCGCCTACAGAATACTTGCTAAACAATGTGCTACCACCACAGTAGACTATGACAGGCTTGTAGAGTATTTAGAAAAGAAGCAGAATGACCAAAAATGAAATAGCCTTTCTTAGAACAATTGGTTTTTCTGAAATAGGCAGAGATTTGTTGGCTCATTCTGATAATGGTTACAATGTTTTGTTTGGTGGAACATTGTTTCAATCATATAAAGACCATCCTAGAAAACCTATTACTGCTGGTGGATATACATCTACAGCCGCAGGCAAATATCAAATCTTAGAACATATTTTTGATGAATATAGGGTAAAGCTTTCACTTCCAGACTTTAGCCCTGCAAGTCAAGATTCTATAGCTTTAGAAATGATTAAAGAGGTAGGCTCAGACTTGCTTATAAATCAAGGTCATTTTGAACCAGCAATAGTGCGTTGCAATAAAATTTGGGCAAGCTTGCCTAATAGTCCTTATGGACAACATACAAATTCAATGGCTTATCTTAAAGCTTTTTTTGAAAATGTTGGTGGAGTTTTGGCATGAGTGATATGTATGATGATGCAAGCGACTTAGAAGCTTTGCATAGAGAATTTGCTATAAAAGCTGTTAGAGATAAAAAGAAAGCTTCCTATACTGGTCATTGTCGTTACTGCAACGAATCAATAACTGTTGGAAGCTTTTGTTCTGCTGAATGTAGGGAAGGTCAAGAATTAGAAGATAAATTAAAAAACATTAGAGGGTTTCGTTAAAACTCCCAAGTTTTTTTAATTACAATTTCTTTTTCATCCCTAGAAATATTAACATCAATCATTCCAGCAAAAGGAATGGGTTCTTTTGCTTCTTCCCATTCTATTTCTGGTTTTTCAGCTTTTTCTCTATCTTCAGTAGTAAAAGTTGTCATGCGTAATCTGCCGTATTGATAATAATTTGTTGAACAATAATATCTAATTCAATAGCTTTATCATACAACTGTTTATGACCAGATATGTCAGGGTTTGGATTTAATTTTTCAAGATCAGAAATTATCTTTCTTGCTTTGGTAATTTGTTCAGAAATATCTTTCATTTTATCCTCACCACTTTAGATTTTTTCATAAGTAATTCATACTGCTCTTTGGCTTTATCATCTAAATCTCTAAGAGGTAATTCCTGATACATTTTCCATTTAGACCTATATTCAGGCTGTTCAGATGGTCTTATCCATCCATGATATTTAGTCCAGCGTTCTTCAATATTTGTACCGCTTGCTGTCCAAACATATTGATTTATGGCATCACTCATAAATTTCTCCTTATTTTTTAGGTGGTCTACCACCAAGTTTTCCATTGCTACGACTTGCTTGTTGCTTTGATGGTGAATTAGATTTACCACCAACACCACCTAACTGTTTTGCAGCTTCAGTTAAGTTTGTGTATTTAATACCGCCTGCATCATTTTTTTTAGC